CTAATAAATCCTTGGTTATTTGCAGCTACTGACCATGCATAAACTGATCCTACGCCACTTTTACCTGTAGCATTTCTTGTTACGCTAGTTCCAATTGTAGATGTTGATGTTGTTCCAGTACCCTCGTTTAATGGTGTACCACTTTGTAATTCGTGTGTAAAATATCCATTTGGTGATGTTGAGCTATTAAATATTGCTCTTCTCATCTTTAAACCAACAGCATCATTGTCTGCCTGGATATTAGCGTCAGTTAATACTCCAGGAATAATAGCAAATTCATCAATTGTTCCTGGCCATCTGTATGCACTTGCTGGGTAATATGAACCAATAGTTTTAAATCCGCCATCTATGTTTACAGAGTTTAAGTTAACTGTTCTTGTTACAAGCAGTCTTCCGTTTAAATAAAGCTTTAAGCTTGTTGCTGATGAATTATATACTGCAGCAACATGGTGGAAACCACCACCATTCATTTTTTCTGTTGATGCAAAGCTTCCAGCTCCAGATCCACCATTGTATCCAGTTGAAAGGTTTCCAGAACCATTTATACCAACCCAAATATATTTAGTTGATGATTCATAGAAACCAAAAATCATCATATCGTTTGCATTTGATGTACCATTACCAGCTACGACTGCTTCTACAGTCCAGCTATTGCCATTTAAAACAGATGACCATGTGCTTAGGTCATAATGTCCATTGTTGTTAAATTTATATCCAGTTCCTTCAATACCTGTAACGCTATATGTAGGAGCTGTTCCGCTAAGTGTTAATGTTGTAGATACAGAGCCATAGTTAGTTGGAAGTCCCGTTCCCTCAAATTTATACCAAAGGTAAGGACTTCTTGCTGTTATTGCGGATTCCCATGCTGTCATAATAAAAAATGGCTACAGCAATTAAGCTATAGCCATAGTACCTACTTTCGTGAATTCTGGATTAATTGCGGAGATACTATGTCCCGCCACAGATGGAACGGTAAAGGAGAGGTCACCAGAGGTGATAACTGTAGAAGTTTCTTGTATGGCTACAAGTGTAATTACGACTGGCTCAACGATTGTTGAACCTGCTGTCATTGCGGTGACCTCTACCTTTACGTCCATTATATTATTATACCCTTTACGCTACTGTGATGCGGACAATACCAGTTGCATCCCATGTAATGGTAAAGTTACCATTTGAAGATGACTGATCTGATCCGAAATCAACGTATCCGATTAGTGGGCTTGAGCTTGCTGTTCCAGTTGATCCATAAACTACTGCATAACGAGCAGTAATTGTTGAAGATGACCAAGTTGTGTCAGCTGCATCAAGAGTAATTACATTTGAACCTGAGTCGTATGTAATTGTCTTTGAAGCAAGTGTATTTCCACCTGCTGTGTAGCCTGTTCCTGAGACTTCGTTTGCTGACACGTCATTGAAATAATCGTGTGCATCCTGATCTGGAGTGTAAGCGTTAGATAGCAATGCTACCTTGATTGTGTCTGTATCCCAATCTACTTCTTTGTTAAGAGCTAGCTTAAGGAAGTTACCGTATAGTTTTGATGCCATTTGTTATATTCCCCCTTATGCTGAAGTCTTCTCAACAACTGCAAAAGCGTTAGCCTGTGCAACTGCAAAAGCACGACGAATACGTGTCTTGAGAAGAACTCCATCCTTTGAAAATTCTGCATCACGAGATACTGCAGACTCAATTGGTCCACGTACACCGTTAACCATTAGGTTACGGTTACCAACGATAAGCAATGGGTTGCCTGTTGGTGTATCTGTAGCTGCTGCTGACTTAGCTGCACCGTAAGAGATTACTAGTGGGTATCCAAATAGTGATCCTGGACGTGCGCCTAGTGGATCTGGAAGAACCAAGTTTCCACCTGCTGTTTCCATGTTACGGATGTGAGACAACATCTTTGGGTGAGCAATGAAGACGGTGTTTGCTGCATCAAAGTATGATGAAGATTCTACCTGTCCAAGAGCATTGCTGATATCTTCAAATGTAAGATCTCCTGCAGTTTGTGTTAGGTTTGCTGGAGCATCGTTTGCTACAGCTGTTAATACTGATGTGAATGGTGCATCGTCATTGCCAGTTGCTACTGCGTAGACACCTAGGCAAGCGTTGTCATACTTACGTGCCCAACGTGAGGCCCACTCTCTCTTGTATGTGTTAAGAACGTCAACGAGAGAATCTCCAAGATCCTCTTCAGAGATGTTCATGATCTGTGCGTACTTCTTAGCTGTAAGTACAATTTCGTCTAGCGTTGCAACTGCATCTGGAATGGTGTCGCCTTCAGCAACAACATCTGGAGCATCTGAAACGAAACGAGGCACAGACTTTGTGCGTGAGTTCATAACTTCACGACGAGCGAATGATTCAACTACAGAGTTTGCGAGTGTTGCTTGAACGGCAACGGAACCGTATTCCTCTGGAATAAAACCATTAGCTTCGGTTAGATCTGTTCTAGCCATGTGTTTATTTCTCCTTGTGTATTTTTAGATTTGAGTTTATTAGGATTTAAAATCGTCCAATTTTTAACCGTAGTAAACCCAATCGTCCAACTGGAGTTTACCTGGTTATATTTTAGCACAAATTTACTTCCCAAGCAACATTCTTGCTTGTCTATCAGACACAGAAAGCTGGGCATTTACAATAACTGCATCTGCTGAATCAGCCTTACCTGCTACTAATAGCTTTGGATCAAAAAGCTCTGGGAAATCTGTTTTAATTGCAGAAACCTGATCTTCTAATCCTTTTACATCAAAATTCTCATCAAATTCAAGCTTGTCCATCTGGATATACTTTAAAAGTCTATCTGGATTAGATATCCCCATTTTTTGAATATTCTGAATTGTCTTTTCCTTTAAAAGTTGACCTGAGTACTTGCCTAACAACGTCATTTGGTTGTTAAACTCCATCTCAAGCTGTTCTTTTTCTTCTCTGAACTTCTTTGCGTCATTCTTAGCTCTATCTAGAGCATCTAATACCGCCTTTGGGTCCTTAATTTCTACTGCTTCGTTATTTACTTCTGTGTTTTCCATTTGATCGTCCAATCGTTAGGCTTGCACTCCATTTTCTCTTAAGATATTGGTAGTGTTCATATTTTGGCTCAAAGCTGCAACATCTGCGTTCTGAGCAATATTTTGTGCTATTTCTAGGTCATAACCCATCTCTACAAGGACTTGCTCAAGATTTACGCCAACTAGACGCTTCTTAACAGCAACTTCCCATGCATCAAGGCTATCCATTGTTTCAACTTGCTGCCATTTGATCTCAACATCTGAGTTAATGCCTTCAATACGGAGCATAAATCTAAATAGATCTCTCCAAGCACTTCCAAATGAGATTTGACGGTCTTCGACCTTCTTCATCAATGGGCCTTCAGCTGTTCTTAATGCTTCACCTGATGGAATATTACCACTCTTCTCAAAATAATGCAAAGGAGTGCTTGTGATGGAAGCCATTGCACGAACAAATTCCTTTACTGGGTTTGTGAAGGTAGCTGGATCAGCTGGTGCAAATTGACCAACTGCATTTACTCCCTTTAGGTACCAAAGTTCTCCTGGACCATTCTTTAATGCTCCAATGTTTTCTCTAGCTGCTGCATCATTCTCAAAGTCTTCAAATTCTGCATCATTGCCACCAGATGACAAAGCATAACGCTGTGGAGCACCTTGGTAGTCAACTGTGTACATGTGAGTTGAGATTAACTTGTTAATTGCATCCTGTGGGCCAATAGCATCAGTATGTTCTGGTCTTCCATATTGCTTTTGTGTGCGGAAGTGGAATACTGGGACTTCTCCCCATGGATTTGTTATAGTTTCCATTGGAATGAATGTTGGAGCTGTTCCTAGTGAGTCTAGGTCTCCCATAACCTCATATTTTTCAATTCTATCTCTGTAATATAGGTTTAATTTAATTATTTTACGTCCATCTGCATCGTATGACTGCCATAGCTTTGCAGCAAATGACTTCTTACGTGGGTTTTCTGGATCATATATAACGGCTGTTGTAAGAGGGCTATTGTAATTAATCATTACCTGCCCGTCCTCATCTGGCCAAACTATTGCGTAGCAATCTCCGTAAACGAGTGCCTTTTTGTGAATTTCGTTAGCATCAATCTCAAAATCCTCTTGTTCAATCATCTGATTAAGCATTTGGGTAGCTTCTGGGGTTGTCGCTGTTACTGAAGCAAGCTCCAGTCTATTTAGAACGCTATCAACAACAGTACGAACAAAATTAAACTTAAAATCGACTTTATCGTGTTTAAAAATGCGGTGCCAACGACGACTAGCAAAGATTTCATCTTCGTTACCTTCGTAATATGCTTCAGCCTTCTTATAATCTTCCCGTCTCTCAATTATGAGGTCCAGGGCAGTTTTAATGTCTGACATTTTATCTCCTTATGTAATTTATTTGTCTTGCACCAACTTTTATTGCCTTGTTGTCTAAGAAGTAAAGCACTCCTGATACTACGGCATCAAGAACGTCGTCATGGCTAACCTTTGGGAAAGACCACATCTGTTCTTCTAACGCAGCAAAGTGGGCATTGTGTCGAACCTTACCTTGTTGATAAAAGTTTAATGCTTTGCCTGCTCGTATTTGTTTTGATATTTTTTGATGCTTTGATCTATATCTAATTGGGATGTTTTTGAATACATCCTTCCAAAGATCTCCACCCTGGTTGGTTTCAACGTAGAGAACCCCAGCATCATATATTTCTACTAAATTAGCTACTCTTTCAGCTAACTCAGAAGGAGATACCTTTAGTTGTACTGCCTCACGGACATAGATGACCTCTTGGCCCAACGTATCTGTACCTCTTGACAATACAGCTACTCCTGTATAGTCAGAAACTTTATTTTTTGTTACTGCAGGGTCAACGGAAATAATTGTGTTCCCATATTCTTCTGCTTCTTGGATAATTATATCTTGATCTGTCCAAAATGTCCCATCTGTGTTGATAGGACGATTCATGTAGTTCTTTGCAAAGTCTCTTAGGTGTCTTTGACTTAATAGCCAATCTAGAGGCCATTTCTCTGGCCATACAGATCTTTCAGACCCGTTGTCATTTGGCATGATAGCTGGATAGTAGTGAACTCTAACATTCTGCTCTTCAATCCATCCTAGGTCTTGGTCACGCTGGCCTTCTGAATATTTGCGGAATTGATCCATTACTGAGTTGGGCATGGTGGTGGTCCCAACGAAGATCATACGAGCATAGATATTCATAGGGGCTATATC